ACGTTATGGTATGATTGCTAACCCATATGTAACACAAGCCAACGGTACAGTTGACGCTGATACATTTACAGCTAACCGCAACCAGTACTATCGTAAGACCAAAGTTGTAAACTTGATGTAATTAAACCGGCGTAGATCGGTATTTAAAGAGGCTCCTTGTGGGCCTCTTTTTTTACCTATAAATAATGAAAAGGAGATATTGATGGCTTACACTGGTAATACTTCACTTCAACTACAACAAGTAAACAGCAATACAACCAATCCAAGTGCTGTTTATAACTACCTTCGTCCTAATGCTTTTAGATTTGTTATAAGGGATATTCCTCATGTTGCTTACACCTGCCAGTCTGCAAACCTGCCTGCAATACAACTTGGCTTCGCTGTACAACCCACTCCTTTCGTCGACTTACCTCGTATTGGCGACAAACTTAACTATGCTGAGTTTACTATCCGTTTTCTAATTGCGGAGGATATGGTAAACTATAGGGAATTATTGGAATGGATTGTTGCCTTAGGTTTCCCAAACAGCTATGATGATTATACTGCTTTTGCTGGATCTAGACTTACACAGTTTCCGTTTAGACGTGGATCATCTGGTGAGATTGAAACAGTAGCTTATTCTGATGGGTACCTTACTATTTTAGATTCAGCTAACAATCCTAAGACAAGGATTATATTTAAAGATTTATTTCCAGTGTCAGTAGAGGCATTGGATTTTGATGTTACAAGTTCTGCTGTAGATTTTTTTGTAGGAATTGCCTCGTTCAAATATAGAACATTTGAAATTGAAGTAATATAATTAACTTTTTGGAGTCGTTATGCAAACTAGACAGGTTACATTGAACCTTGATGAGGTTCGTCAAAGCAAATTCTTTATTGCTACACCGTGTTATGGAGGTGCTTTAACAGAGCCTTATTTTAGGTCTGTTATTAAGCTAATGACCTTCTTTAACACTCACAAAATTCCTCTTGCGTTTGGTACTATTGCCAATGAGTCTTTAGTTACTCGTGCAAGGAACGTTTTGTTAGCATACTTTCTTAATTCTGATTACACACATCTCATGTTTATTGATGCAGACATTGAGTTTAAGGTAGAGGACCTACTTAAGCTCTATGTTCATGACAAGGATGTAGTTGTTGGTGCCTATCCTAAGAAAGGTGTTAACTGGACTCACATTAAAAATTCAATTGCACTTGATCCTAAGAAAGAATTGTCACCTCAACAAGTTGGTGCCCTTGGTTCTGACTATGCAATTAACTTTAAGTTTAAGAACAAAGAGACAAAGACTGTAGAAGTAGAAAATGGCCTCATTAAGTTGCACGATGCTGGTACTGGTTTCATGATGATTAAGCGTGAAGCCATTCTTAAGATGATTGAGAAACATCCAGAGCTTAAGTACAACAACGATGTTCAGATGGGTAACGTAGATTTAAAAGATAACTTCCATGCGTTGTTCGATACAATGATTGATCCAGTTGACAAACGCTATCTATCAGAAGACTATACATTCTGCCGTAGATGGCAAGCAATGGGTGGAGAGATTTATCTAGATCCATCCATCTCTCTCAATCACTATGGATCTTTCTGCTTCCAGGGCAACCCAGAGATGATTATTTCTTTTGATGCACCTCAGCCAGTTACAGAAGCACAGCCTGAAGAAGTAATGGAGATCGATCTAGCAAAACTTTAATATGAAATTAAGTGAGATACAATCTGAGTGGTCCAATGATTCCAAAATAGATGAGTTAGAGCTTGGCAGAGAAGCAGTTAGGGTTCCTACGCTTCATGCCAAGTATCTAAACATCCTTTCCAATGTTAAACTTCAACAACGCAAAGCTGAAAGTGATTACAATAACTTAAGACGAGTTAAGTATCGCTATTACAGAGGTGAGTTGTCTAGAGCTGAGTTGGAGAGTTTGGAATGGCCACAATACATGGGTACTAAACCATTGAAGAACGAAATGGATGAGTACTTACTTTGTGATGAAGATTTAAACAAACTGCAAGATAAGATTGAGTATTGTAAGACTGTAACATTTACTCTCGAACAAATACTCAGATCAATTAATTCTAGAACATGGGATATCAAGTCGGCTATCGAATGGAATAAGTTTACTAATGGAGCATTCTAATGGCAGACATTGTAATAACAAAGAAGGACGAAGTACATCTCAAAGTACAATGCGAACCTTCTATTGCTCAAGAACTACATAACCACTTTTCCTTTGATGTACCAGGTGCAAAGTTCCATCCCTTGTTTAGAAATAAAGTTTGGGATGGAAAGCTGCACCTCTACTCAATGTTTACAAAAGAGTTGTATGTAGGTCTGCTTCCATATCTTGATCATTATGCTGAAGTAAATGAATACAAGATCGACTACTCTCAATATGTTCAGACAGCAGATGCTGCTTCGTTTGAAAATGTAAAAGAGTTTGTTGAGTCTTTACAACTTGCTTCTAAAGAAAAACCATTAGAAGTTAGAGACTATCAGTTAAACGCTATACACAGAGCAATCAACGATGGTAGAAAGTTATTACTATCACCAACTGGTTCTGGTAAGTCTTTAATCATATACTGTTTAATTAGATGGCATGAGCAGTTTGGAAGGAAGCAGTTAATCATTGTTCCAACAACTTCTCTCGTAGAGCAATTGTATTCAGACTTTCAAGACTATTCATCAATCAATGGTTGGAAGGCGTCGTATAATTGTTATAGGATCTATGGTACGGTTGAAAAAGCAAATGATATGCCAATCACCATCTCTACTTGGCAATCGTTGTATAAGCTGGGTAAACCGTTTTTCAAAGACTTTAGAGTGATATATGGAGATGAGTGTCACTTGTTTAAAGCAAAGTCTTTGACTGGTATCATGCATAAGTGTACTAATACCCCTTATCGTATTGGAACAACTGGTACTCTAGATGGCTCTAAGACTCATAAGTTAGTTCTAGAAGGTTTGTTTGGTCAGGTGTATCGTACTACAACTACCAAAGAACTAATCGAATCAAAGAACTTAGCAGACTTAAAGATCCATGCAATTATTTTAGACTATCCAGATCAAATTAAAAAGGATAACAAAGGTCTAAAGTATCAAGAGGAGATGGACTTCTTGGTTCAGTACAATCCAAGAAATAAGTTCATTCGCAATCTTGCTCTAGCACAGACTGGCAACACGCTTGTATTGTTCCAGTATGTCGAGAAACATGGAAAGCTGCTACATGATATGATATGGGCAAAAGGTGGTGATAGAAAGATATTCTTTATCTACGGTGGCACTGAGACTCAACAAAGGGAAGAAGCAAGAAAGATAACAGAAGGTGAATCAGATGCTATCATCATTGCTTCCTTTGGCACGTTTTCCACAGGAATAAATATAAGAAATCTTCACAACATTATATTTGCGTCTCCAAGTAAATCTAGAATCAGAAACCTTCAGTCGATTGGTAGAGGTTTGAGGATTGGAGATAATAAAGTAAGATGCAAGTTATATGATATAGGTGATGATATGACTTGGAAGACAAAAAAGAACTACACACTATTTCATATGATGGAAAGAATCAAAATCTATGCTGATGAAGAATTTGATTACACCATTTCGAGAGTAGGAATTCAATGATAGAAGAGAAACATTACAAGTATCTCAAACTAACTAACGGTGAAGATATCATTGTGTCTACTGATAGCAATTGCAGCAATTTCAAAGACCAAAAATACCTTTATGTCTATGATCCAGTTCTGATCAACACAATCAAGATTGCTAGAGGACCATACATGGTGGAATCATTCACTATGCAGCCGTGGATTAAGTTAGCTAAAAGTGATATAGTAGAGATCCCTACAGAAAGTATTGTAGTTGTAGTTGATATTGAAGATAAAGTTGTCACAGAGTATCATAATTACTTAACTGAATATAAGCAGCATCAAGCAGAAGGTAGTCAAGGTATAACTGATGATGATATGGCAGAAATTTTTGATGAACTAGAGGCTGAAGAAGATGACGACGGAACAAGAAGTAGTAGTAGAGACGAAGAAGGGCCGACCTTCCACTGATGCACATTATGTTGACAATAAGAAGTTTTTAGAAGCACTTATTGAATACAAAGCACAGATTGATGATGCAAAAGAAAAAGGACTTGATAAACCTTTAGTGTCTAATTATCTTGGTGAATGCTTTCTAAAGATTGCAACCCATTTATCATATAAAGCTAACTTTATCAATTACACTTATCGCGATGACATGATCTCTGATGGTATAGAGAATTGTCTCGTAGCAGTCGATAAGTTTGATCCATCCAAATCATCTAATCCATTTGCATATTACACACAGATCATTTACTTTGCTTTCGTTAGACGAATCCAGAAAGAGAAAAAGCAACAAGCTACAAAGTATAAGATGTTAGAGAACATCGACTTTGAAACTCTTATGGCACATTCTGATGGTAACGAAGAGTACATAAACACACTTATTGACTTAATGAAGAAACAAATGGATACTATTGAACCAGATCGTAAAGAAATCAAGACTAAAAAATGAAGGTCATAGACATTTGTTCTGTTCCCATCTTTGTAACTCAACTTCAAGGTAACCAGCAATTTACCAAAGAAGAAGTAGAGTTACTTAAAAATATAGAATTGGATAAACAGTATGGTGACGATGGTAACTATCTCAGTAAAGAATCCCACATACTGAGAAAATACAAACTGCATAGAATTTGGAGTGTTTGTGATTTTTATGTAAGCAAATATGTTAGAGACATTCTTAGTATAGACGCTGAGTTTAAAATGTTTAGATCGTGGTTATCGATGAATGTAAAAGGAACTAAGCATTTGGCTCATTCGCATTCCAATACTATGTTGAGTTGTATTTTATACTTTGACGAACATATGTCGGATGATGTACTTGCACCAATATCTTTTGGTCAAAAGGGTCTTGCAGATATTTTTAAAACGTTTCAATTTAACTTCAAAACGATATCTAAAAATCAATATAACAGTCATTCAGTTACAGTTGGTCCTAAAACCAATACTATGATAATATTTCCTGGTTGGGTTCAGCATGAGACAGTAGAAGCAGAATCTTTAGTAAAAAGGTATTGTTTAGGAACCAATTATTTTTTTGTTGGTGAATCGGGTAGTGGTTATCACAACCTATCAATTGAGGTAAACAATGAGTAAATTAAAAGTAGCAGAAATATTCTATTCTATACAAGGTGAGGGACGCTTTATGGGCGTCCCATCTGTATTCCTAAGAACGTTTGGTTGTAACTTCACTTGTTCTGGGTTTGGTATGCCTAAAGGTGTAGCAAGTACAGAGCGAGATGAGATTGCTAAAAACATACAACTATACAAAGACTATAAGGAGCTACCTTTAGTTTCTACTGGTTGTGACTCTTATGCTTCTTGGGATCCAAGGTTTAAAGATCTATCCCCTCTTCTTACCACAGAAGCAATTACAGATTGTATTATGCAATTGTTACCTAATAACGAATGGGGGGATGTACATTTGGTTATTACTGGTGGTGAACCTTTGCTTGGATGGCAAAAGTCATATCCATCTTTGTTAGAGGATGAGCGTACTCGAGGTAAACTAAAAGAGATTACTTTTGAGACTAATGGTACACAGCGTTTGAGTGTAGGCTTTAGTGAATATTTGTTTACTGAATTCACAAGAGTGGGTAGAGATTACGATAAACTAACATTTTCTGTGTCACCTAAGCTATCAGTATCTGGTGAGAAGTGGGAAGATGCAATCAAACCAGAAGTGGTAAAAGAGTACCAAGATGTTGGTTACACATATCTGAAGTTTGTTGTAGCTAACGATCAGGATGTTGAGGAAGCAGAACAAGCAGTAAATGAGTACCGTAAAGCTGGTTTTGGTGGTCCTGTCTATATTATGCCTTGTGGTGGTGAGGAAGCGATGTACAACAGACACAAGACAAAGGTAGCAGAGCTTGCCATGAAAAAAGGTTGGAGGTATAGTGATCGCTTGCAGATTCCTCTCTTTAAGAATGCATGGGGCACTTGATGAAATATGACTACGAGTTATATTATAGAGACTTAAAAAACCTATATTATAACATTAAAAAAAGCCAGATCCAGTATGATTTAATTGTTGGAATACAACGAGGTGGGTTGGTTGCTGCAGTTCATTTGAGCAACATACTTAATGTGCCAATGCAAACTTTACATTGGAGTAAGTATGGCAATGTTAGAGATTCTAACAATCCTCACCTAATCTCTAACAAAGGTAAAAAAATATTACTTGTGGATGATATTTTAGATGATGGGGATACTCTTAATGAGATTTACAAAGAATATTATCCAATGGATACAGCCGTTCTTGTTTATAATAGAGAGAACAAATTTGGCATAGTTCCAAAGTATTCTGGGTGGATTATTAACAGAAGTGAATATCCTGAGTGGATTAACTATTGGTGGGAGCAAGAATGAGCGAGAAGCATTTATCACAAGTAATACGTGAACGACTTAAAACAGCCAAGAAGCGATTCTTTGCTGGCGATAACATTTCTGAGTACATTAAGGAAGAAGAACTTGATAAGTTAGTTCTTGAAGTAAAAGATAAGTTTCAAGGAGTATTAGACTCTCTTATCATTGATACAGAGAACGATCCTAATAGTAAGGATACAGCCAAGCGTTTGGCTAAGATGTATGTTTATGAGCTTATGGCTGGTCGATATGAGCCTAGGCCTGATGTGACATCTTTCCCCAACGAAGGACACGAGCGTTTCGAGGGAATGCTCGTTGTTAGAACGGAGCTCGTGTCGATGTGCTCGCATCACCACCAGCCAGTTAAAGGAACGGCTATAATCGGTATTATACCGACTGGATACGTGATTGGTTTATCCAAGTATGCTCGTATCGCTCAGTGGTGTGCAAGGCGTGGTACTTTGCAAGAAGAGTTGGCTAATCAGATTGCTAGAGAGATTATGACTGCAACTGATACGGAGAATGTAGGTGTATACATCGAAGCTACTCATGGATGTATGGAGAATCGTGGTGTGATGGCTCACTCAAGTCTAACACAAACAGCAGTGGTGCATGGTCTCTTCCACAACGATTCGGTTAAGGCTGAGTTTTATAATCATGTTAAAATGCAGATGAGTCGTTGCTAATGGATAGACTAACACAAGAATGGACCCCAACTCTCGAAGGTGCTTTTGGAGATATTGGTAGGCTTGCAAGAGATGCTGAACTCTTTGTAAAAGAGGCAGTAGAGAGTTGGGGTTGGGAAGTTAAAGACAATGAGTCAGACTATGCTGACCAGGTAGCTGGTAGAGATTTATTAATTAAAAAGCCAACATGGAGTAACTTTTACTCTATTGATGTTAAAGCTAATATGAATGAGTTTGGTGTATTCATGGTTGACTCTAACGAAGGGGGATGGTTGTTTAATCCTAAAAAGAAAAGTGATCGTATCTGGCATGTTAATCCAACAACTGGATGGATGGCTTGGTATGGTCGCAATGAAATGAAACAGTACATTATAAACGAAAGTTTATTTAATTCAAATCTAGTTAGAATACAACCCACACAAAAACTTCCTTTTATTACACGCACAAGGTATAACAAAAATGGTTAAACAAAAATTCATATGGGTGACCTTTCAGAAGGAAGGCATTCACAAGTATCCGGATGCTCCAGAAGGTGTTGAGTTCTTACGGAATGAGCATCGACATATTTTTCATTTTAAAGTAGAATTAGAAGTCTTTCACGACGACCGTGATGTAGAGTTTATTCTTTTTAAACGTGAGTTAGAAAACTTATACAGCAACAAGGCTTTAATGTTAAACTATAAGTCTTGTGAAATGATTAGCGATGATCTTGCTTTCTATATCCGAAACAAATATCCTAGTCGTGATCTTATCATTACAGTAAGTGAAGATGGTGAGAATGGAGCAACGTGTTATTATCCTAAGGAGTGAAGATGAACTTTTGTCATATTAGTCCAACGAAGTATTTGGACGTGATTGCTACTG